AGTGTCAGTCTTAAGAGAGTAGGATTTAAATAGTTCTGATTTGTTCATAATTTGATTACCTTATATATATATGTATAGTGTTTGTTTGTGATAATAAATACGCCCTCCTCCAATAACTGAAAGAGGGCATTTTCTAACCTAAGTTAGTGGTTACGCGTCATCGTCAAATGTCAATGCACCGTTTACAACTAGTGTAGAACTTGCTTTTGCAACATCGTCAAACGCAGTGTCAATACCGAACGAGCTTAAGAATCCGTCGAATACAACGTACTCTGAATTAGTTCCAGCAGTATCACTCATCCACTTAATGCCGAATGAGCAAGCTGTTCCATTTGTAGCAGCATTACGCATAGCTAGATGTACTACGTTACGTGGAGCCCAGTACAACTGAGTGTCCAACTGACCAGCGTCTAGCTGACCACGTAGCTTACCTTTAAAGGCGTCTCCGAAGGTAGGAGTCTCGATTACAGAAGCTTCGTTGGAAATGCTTCCGATTTCTGCTACGTTAGGGACTTTAACAGTGCCAGCTGCAACAAACCAGCTTTTAGGGTCTGCTATATCTGCAGCAATTAAAGCTGTTGGGCGAAAGTAGAGCTCCGAGAAACTCGTTACAAATTTTGATTCCATGTTAGCCATTTTTGGCCTCCTGATTGTTTATGATTGTTATTTTTATTCGTAGTAGTCGTAGTCAAAATCTATGACATACCTTAAATATCCATTGTCACTGTCGGCTAACTTTTTCATTTGACCGACGTGTGTGTGAAGTGTGCCACCTAGACTAGTTCCAGAATCACCACCTTGAAAGCCCATAATGCTGTCGATATAATCGGACAACTTACGAACGTCAGAGGTGCCTGTGCCTTCTTGAACAAACAGAGTAAACCTGACGAATCCTGATGTCTTCCTCATGCCTCTGTCGAAAGCTCTTATTTTAGAGCCTCCGTCAACTACTCCAAGTATAATCCAAGGAGTATTAGCTAAGTCTAAGATTCTAGTCCGTTCAACTACGTCATGCGCTTCAGCGAATGCTAAGGCACCGAGAGATAGAACATTAGTTGAATCGTATGTGTCGAAGAATCTCTTTTCTACGATACGTCTTACTGCTTCAAAACTCATGGTTACCTCCTTGATCGAACGGCAGCTAAAGCTACGCTAGTTATCCCGTTAGGGGCTTGAGCGGATGAACCGCTTTCTAATTTTCCCATGTATGGTAAACCATTACTGATATACACATTGGGGAACCCTCTAACATCTAGACTGTAGTCAGGAGTAGATGGAGTAGTGGTGTCAGTGATCTCGTAGTCTGGACGGTCGGCATCTATGTGCCAATTTCCTCTAGCTCTGCCACTTTTAACAGGAGTGAATCTGATTATCTCTCCGAACAAGTCAAAGGCAAACGCCTTATACTCTAGTTCTGAAAGATTGATCACCTCTGCTGTCACCACTTTTCCAAGATTCTTGAAATTAATCTTCTTAGCCATTACTTTCTCCCTAAAGTTATTTCCCACAGACTGTTCTGCGGAGATAAGCTTAGTCTCGATACAATCCAACTTTGACCCAAGATAGTGTAGACTTGGTCTACGTCTGGTGAAAAAGTTATGTTCTGAGGCAATACCATAATCTTCGCAGTCACGTTGTAGACTTCTTCTTCTGCAGAGTTGTACTCTGTGTCTAGAAGAACTACGTCGAACGCGTGCAAGACTGTAGCAGGTTCTGCGTACTTACCTGTTACGGTATCGTAGACTGCTGTTGTTGATGTGGTCACCTGAGAGAAGGTAGCTGGGGTGTACAACTTTTGTGCTCTTAGCGTCTTATCTATTAGCAAGAGAGTAGTTGGTATATTAATAGCCATTACTACCTCCTGTTAATTGAGACAGAATGCACCTGTCTGATAGCTGGATCCGATTCCTTTACTGATTTTAAGAAGTCACTTACAATGCGGTGTACCTGATATGGCATATCCGTAAGGTATTCGGTGTTCTCTCTAAGTTGTAGAGATAGCCCACCGAGAGACAAGTTAGACAACTGGTCGTCGTATTGACTAACAGTCGTTGCTCCTGAGTTTCCACGCTCTATTAAATAGAGTGCTAGCTCTGCAGTGGCATCTTTTATAAAATCGGGAATAGTCTTGTTATCTAAAAACTGCGTATATAGAGTAAGATTGAGAGCTTTCTCAACCTCACTTCTATAGAGACCAGCACGTGAACCTTGGTTGATAGTATTCCGTGAAGGAACAAAACTCCGAGGCCACGCTAGTTTCTGGTTTGAGTCTTCAGGTGCACCAATCCACACTTGACGATTTAGGATATCCGTCGCCCAGTAAAGAGCAGACGTTCGGGTGCTTTCAGTAGCTGCGACATAAGCATTGTTCGCAAGACGACGAGCATGGTAGTAGTCTGCTTCTGCTAAAGAAGCAAAACTATTGTAGCTATTCACTACCCCACTTGTTACTTCGTCTGCGTATGTTATGATAGCAGGTATTGTTAATGATTGAGACATTTCTGCACCCTCCTAAGTATGTTTAGATTGAACCTTTGGCGATACCTAAGGCAGAGAAGTTAGCCATACCGACATACCACTTAACACGAGTGATATCAGCATCTACATCTTCACGAGCGCCTAACTTAGCAATCTGAATACCAGAAGAATTTTGTGCAGTCAAACCAGTGACACCGTGAGAGAAAGAACCGTCATCGATAGTTCCAACATACACGCTATTCGGGTTATCTCCAGCTCCATCGTTACCGCCAGCAGCAGTAGCTTGGTCAGCGATAGAGGAATCGATGAAGTCGTTGCGATAGATAGGAACGCCACGATAAGACTGAACCTTCATGACACCACCAGAAGAGTTCTTCACTTCTGAAACGTCATCAAAACCAGCAGCACCAGACAAACGTAAAGCTGAGGTATACTTACGTACGCCAGCACTGTTCATCATGATGTAGTCAACCATTCCGTCTTTGTCATGGATTGCGTCAATGTAGCCGTCTAAGCGAGCTAATAAATCTTCAGCAGTAGCAGCGGTAAGAGTGATTTTACCACCAGTAAGGTTACGACCTTCAAGAGTACAGAAACGGCTTAAACCGTCAAAGCCTAGTGGACCGTTGATCAAAGTGATACAAGCATTGAACAAAGAAGTACCAGCAGCTGTCAAAGTACATGCAACAGCAGTGTTAGCAGCAGCAGTGAATGGACCTGTGAATACCTTACCGTTAACGATAACACCGTTCATAGTAGTTGCAGCAGCAGAAGTACCAGCGTTAGTAACAAGACTAGCAACAGTTAGTACAATGCCATCAGCACCAGCGCCCGACAAATCGAACTTAGGTGTAGCATTTGCAGTTGAAGATAAGATAGCACCTTGTACTACAACTTCGTAGAACTCAGCAGCAGTGATAGGAGTACTAGTAGCAGTAAGAGCTGGAGTACCAGCGATAAGCTGTGGATCAGCAACGATACCACGAGCAACTGTGCTCTCTTGTCCGTTGATCATCAAGTCCATAAACTTACGGCCAACGCCTTTAGCTTTAGCAGCAACTTGTACAGCAGTAGCATCGTTGTAGTCAGATCCTACAGCTTGTACCAAACCATTTACTTGCGCATCACCAATGATGGTAGTAAGCTCAGTAGAGTGGCGAGTGTGAGTCATTTGACTCTTGTTGATACCAGAAACGCCAGTACGCAATACGCTTACTAGAGATTGAGGATCTTTGCCAGATGTTTCACGGTTATAGGCTAGAGCGTTGCCCTGAATACCTTTAAACGGAAGGTGCTGGTAGAACTGGTTTACAGTTACGATTGAATCGATAATGCCTTTTACAAGCATGTCATTTGTTAGGTCGCGTTGTGCGCCTAGAGTTAATCCTGAAATAGCCATTGATGGCCTCCATTATTGTAGTTGCCCCTATTGGGGTAGTTTTTATTTAGCCTGAAATTAGGCAGTAGAATTAGTATCTCCCAGACACTATTAACGCATATTCGCCAGTCCTGCTAAGATTAAGTCAGTAGCACTACCTGTCTCTCTCGGCTGGGCTGGGGTATCGGATGGTTGACCTGCACCTGTTCCTTGTGATTTATTAAATAGATGGGGAGCTTTGTCACTTAATCCGTCTAACCATTCTCCAACAGAGAGCGGTGTGATAGCGTCAGCGCCATACATTTTTAAACCATCGTTGTCATAAGCGACAGGACGACCTTCTTCAACCCTGAAAGTTGCTCGACCTCTGGTCAACACATCTTCTAGAGCAGACGGTGCCACTCCTAGATCTGATGATAGAGATGCTAACTCTCTGTCGATAACTAGAGAGCTAAACTGAGTCTCGTAGTTCTCAAGCTGTTCGTAGAGTTCGGTCAAAGTTTCATCATGACCTCCCCTCATATCTCCCAGCTCTCTATCTTTAGCAGCTAGCACTTCTTGAACTCTTCGTTCAATAAGTGTGTCAACATCTCCAGCATCAATGAGTTCTTGGTCATCGATTTGGCGTTGACGTTCTGCCATTTCTGATTCTTGTTCCTGGTATTGGTTCCACCTGTCCAGATCTACCCCTGAAAATCTTGATTCCAGATCCATTACTTCAGTCTGTCTATCTTCAATCTGCTGACGTAAAGAAATGTTGTTATCACGGAACTCGTCTAGTTTACCTTTTGCGGTAACTCCTTCGACTTGTGTCATGTTGAACATGCCTTCATCGTTCTGGGTGTATAAGCTTTCAAAGCCTTCTGGAATGTCTTCGACATCATTGTATGTGTATTGTATAGCCATTTTTAGTGGTCTCCTATTTCCCCGAAATAAGGGTGTTATTAATGAAAGAAGTAATCGAGCTCATCGAAATCTTGGAAGTCGTAACCGCCTAGCTCTAGTATATCTTTCTTATTGATGTCCTCTATTACCCAAACTTTACCATCGATTTCTCGAGTGGATTGTCCTTTGGAGAGAACAGTGTTTTTAGTTACTTTAATCTTGCGACCGAAATCATCTCTGGAGTACTTAACCATCTCTACGCCCTGCGATTTGAAATGCTTGTACAACTTATCAAGTATGTTTTCGTTTTTGTACATCTTAACAAAAGCCTCTTTAGTAGACTTCTTCATAAGAGACATGTTACCAGCGTGTGCTCCAAAGCTGTCGTGTATCATACTGAAGTCTTTGATACCTTGCTTAGCCATTGCGTTAACAACGAGAGACTTATGCTCTGCGTCGAATGCGTGGATAATGTTAGGTGCGAAAGCTCTCTCTTGTTTTGACCAATTCATCTCATCGGTCTCAACTCGAACTTCAACACTAATCTTACCACCTGCACCATCGTCTAGTTCTACCTGTCTTGTCTTATCTTTGAAATACGACATACGGAATGGATTGCCTAAGTTGGGAGTTCTCATAGAAATCTCTGTTTTACCAGAAAGGGTATGAGCCTCTGCAAGTTCGTTGAGTACAGTCCTAGTCCTGAAACCTTCAGGGAACTCGTTCTCAGATGCCTCTAGTATTAGTCTCCCAATCTTCAGCCTCTCTCCGACAGTGGAGTTATTGAAGAGTAACTCTCCATTAATCTCTGTACCTTTGAGGGCTTCGAAGTATGACTCTCCTAGAGTAGATGGGCCAGCGTTATACTGACTCGTCATCAAACCTTTCTTCACAGACTTACGTCTTTTACTATGGGACATTCCTTCAAATACGTACTTTTGGATAATCGGATCATCTTTGTACTTAGTTCTAGCTAGTTCCTCAACAGCGTCTCGAGTTTTGATGTAGGCATCTGCCACACCATTACGCTTAGTCATGTTCACTGCCGCAGCAGTAGACTTGTCTCGTGAGATAGCAGCTATGTGCTGTAGCACGTTAGTTGTTCCGTCTATCTGTACTGGGATTCTACTCTTGAACTTGCTTAGCTTGTTGCCAGCTCTTGTCCATTCGATCATCTCAGCTCTTTCTTTAATCATTGCGAGTAGTTGTACCGCACCATCCCCACGTGGGTCAGCTTGGACAGCGAGTTTCTTGACTTCATCAAGTACACTCATTGTTCCACCTTCTCCTTTTGGTATCTTATACTTTACGTCGATACCTCTGAGGTTGCGGAATACACCTGTCGAGATCCAGTCAGATTTAGTTCTCCACCAGTCATTGGCAAATGGGTCTGCAGCTGTCTTGAGTATAAGCTCATCGTCCATTAAGTCGTAGAGTTTGTTCCTCTCCCTGAGAGGTATCTTGTCAAACCCTGCAATGTTCATAAACGCTTGCTTGTAATGGTCCATGCCATCCTTACCCATTTCTACTGCATTGTCAAAGAGCATCAGACCTCTGTTGAAGTCATCTCCTTGCCACTGTAAGGCTGTCGCATTCGAATATGTACGTCCGTACTTATCGTTGCTCATACCATTGTAGAACTTCTGATCTCGTAGTCCTCTAGCAGTAGTCAAAGCTCTATTAAAACTATCGTACTTACTTCGGGCTACTACATCTCTCTTCATCTTTGGGGGAGCTGGGATAAAACTATCACCGTTGCTCCTTAGTTTTGTTAGTACATCGTAGGTATAACCGTTGACTCGGATAGCTGTACCAGCTTCTGCGTCTAAGTTGTCTAACGATGCTTTTGATCTTCCGTCCCTGTACTGTATCTCTACCCAGTCCTTATCAGAACCTCGAATAGCGGCTTCACCTGTATCTTCATAGATACCATTAGTGAGTGTACCTCTACCGTACTTCGGAGCTTTAAATCTAGGCAGTCCGTCTACATCGTAGTTCTTCTTGTTCTCTAGTAACAGTGTCTCCCATTCAGGATTGTCTGCTTTCAATGTCCAAGATGTAACTTCTTTGACTTGGTAATCTGCTTTGATCAACTGTACCGATTTCAGTCTCTTAACGTTTCCAGTCTTAACAAGAGAGTTCATAAGATAGTTTCCTATCCTTAGAGAATCATCTTCGTCTGGGTCAAGAATCTTGTGGAACTTGTAATAGTATTGTTCTCCTAGCTTTTTCACAGCTTGGATGTACATTGAACCCTTCTGAGTAGACGCTAACGCAACTTCGTTAGTTAGCCGTGCCAGCTCTATTGGGTCATCATTCTTTAGTAGGTTAGCTTCCTTGTAGAAAGGAGAAGTAGGTTTGCGATAGTCTTTCTCGATACTCTCAAGAATGTTGTCATTGGTTGCTCTTAGGATAGGGCCATCGGATTGTGATTCCCAATCTGCTCCTACTCTACGTCGAGTTTCTCTGACATCTACTACGCGCTCTATAGATTTCTCTCTTCTAAGAAGTCGACTGAATGCCCCTTCTGTGCCTAGTTCTTTCTTAGCTTTCTTAGCCATCCGCTCTCGTTCTTTGACTCGCTTTGCTGCATCCATGTTATAGAGTTTGTCTATTTTTGGAGTAACAGAGTTGACACCTAATGGTTTGGTGGGACTTTCTAAGAAGTCGTCAAGTTGTCTGCGGATAAAGATATCAGGTATCTCTGTGTCAGGAACTTTTACCTTACCTTTCATGTACAGTCTAGCATCTTGATACATCTGAGCGTCTTGGAGGTACCGCCCTAACTCATCTCTGAGTTCTGGGGGCAATCCTCTGCCAGAGAATACCTTATCTTTAAACTTAGTGAACATGTAGTTGTTCAAGATAGCATCATTGAGTACTATCTTCTCTCCTGGATTTGTCCTAGAGATTATGAACTGTACTTCTTTGGATTTAATTCTCTTACCGAGCTTAGCTACACTAGCGGTTCTCATCCTTACTCCGTCCTGTAGCAGACCGAAGTAGAGTGATAGAGAGTCTTGAGTGTTCAACCCTAAGTCCACGTTGAGTTCCGTTGCCTTCTCTCCTACGAAGTTTCTAAGGTTCCTATTGCCAATTGCAGTTATGCGTTTCTTGTATTTTGTAGATTCAGCTAAGGATGGAGCTTTCTCGAACAGACCTTTCTTGTCTTGGTTCAAAGTAGCCTTGGCAGTCTTCTTACCAGACTCAGAAACCATAGCGTATCGCTTCAGTTTCTCTAAGCTGTCTGTCGTCCTCATCTCTGCTCTTACGAGTCTGCTGAAGTAGGAGTTAACTGAGTTCTTCAGAGCATTGTTCATGTAGCCTACGAAGTCTCCATCTATAAAAGAGAAGTTCTCGCTTCGAGCTACCGTCAACAAAGACTCTATCATTGGTACAGTTCGCTTAGTTCCTACTATGTCTTTAGACTCTTCGAATATCTCCAGCAGCATCTCTCGATTAGCTGAAGTGATCTTAGTGTCTTTGGCAATCTTAGAGATAATCTCATCGTACACTAAACTTTCTGTTTCGTTCAACTTAGCTGTAGACCTTAGACTCAAGTCACCTTTACGTAGCCCTTCAATTCTCTCGAATCTCTTAGCAGTATGGTTGTAGAAAGCAAGACGTTTACCTTTGTTACCCATGAAGTCTTTAAAGTCGACTGGGGAGTAAGCATTGTTGTATTCGAATTCACTTGGATCAGCATTCTTTAGAATGTAACCCAGAAGGTCTCGGTCTCTCTCAGACACACTCTTACCTTGCTGGAGCTTTCCTTCTAGTATAAGGAACTTACCCTTCTCAACTAAACCAATCCTCTCTGCGGCTTCTTTGGAGGCTCCAGAGTTGGCTTTGAACTTGTCAGTGGACTTCAGCTTTAGTACGGTTTCAGGGACTAGCTCTTTCTGAGCATATAAACTGGCAACTTCTTCAGGAGTTCTTGACCTACCCTTCTGGGTAACGAACCTTCCCATAGTTACTTTTCCAGCTTCCCATAACGCAACAGCTGAGTCTGAGCCAAGTACTTGTTTACGCACTTTACCATTCTGAGACTTTAGCCATTCGTCAGCATCCCTGTATGTACAAGGACTGTGACAGACCTTAGGTCCAAGAGGCTTACCGATTGTTTTACGTTTGTCGTTTGGTATTCTCTGCCACTTCTTAGGTACAGATAACTCTAACTCTTCAGCTGTTTTTAACAAAGGAAGCATAGTAGATCTGCAGTTAAAATGGAGAGGAGGTTGTCTGAATTCGTGACCACCTTCAATGTTGCGGTAACCTCCATCTTCGAACACCCACTGGTCTCCAGAGTACGCTCTACATATAGCAGTCGTGTTAGAGTCAAGATGAGCTAAGAACTGTACACCTTTGATAACATCAGAGTTAGCTAAGTAAGTCTCTTCACGAGTCCTATTAGATACTGATGAGAGAGAAGTGCGAGCCAAGGTATTAGCTTGGTTCTTAGATACATTTATGATACCGTCTTTATATTTGTTAGCAGCTGTTCCACGGATACGCCCAGAGAGCGTCTCTATGTCCTCATTGTTTTGCCAAGACATTCGTACAGCGTCCTTAAACTTTTCCTGTACACGCTTGGTTTGACGGCTCCACACCTGTGATTGGGGGATACCTTCAACTATTAAATTGTCAGCTATAGTACTAATCTTCTTCGGAGACAAAGTCTCAGTTGCGATTTGTATAGCTCCGCTACCTGTGGCAGCTTTGTTCAACGAGCCTACTGAAAACTGGGTCTCTAAATCTCCTACAGAGATAAGACCGTCACGTACAGCTTGTTGTATTAATTTGTGGGATGTCTCTATAGATTTAGAACCTTCCTTCATCAGAGATCTTATACGTTTAGCTTTGAGCTTGTTGCCCTTAGCTGTGTAGAAATCGTACTTGTTTACCTTATCTAAAAGGTCGTCAGATAGGTCTTTATAGAACTTTCTGAGTACCACTTCTTGGTTGTTTGAAATTTGTTGTAACTGTAGAGCGTGTAGTGTTAGTTCATCTAACAACTCGTCCACAACTTTCTTCTGCTTCACACCTGAGAGGTGTTTCTTTCTAGCAGTTATTGCTTTGGTTAAGTCTGTCTTAGCCATGTAGTCGAACTCCTTTTGGTAGAACGCTCATTGGTTATAGAGTAAGCAAGCAGTCCCCTGCTCGCTATCTTGAGTAACCCCCAGTGGTGCGCTGTTCTTATGAGAAGCGTAGGGGGTACTGTTTTTATTTACTATCGTTGTTGTTATCTTCCAGAAGCTTTACGGAAGTGAGTAGGGATCTTGTCTCCATTCTTTCTTGTGTAAGCGTCGATCTTGATGATGCCCGCAGACTTCAGAGCTTCTCTGCCCATAGAAGCCATATTTCCTAACTCAGATTCTAGAGATGCCATAGCTTTCGAAGCAGATTCTGATGCAGATTTCATAGCTTTGTCTAACATGGTATCAAGCAAACTGGCGTTTACTTTGAACTTCTTTTCCATCTGTCCTTTGTACTCTTTGGCTTTTGCTTTAATAGAAGTAAACGCAGAGAAAAGACCTTTTGAAGCTTTCTTGGCAGAAACCATTGCAGAAGCAACCAGTTCTTCAGTCAACTCTTCTACTTTAGCACTTCCAGAGTCATACATCTCTTTAGCTTTAGCACTTCCAGTCGCAGCCATTTCTTTAGCTTTAACACTTCCAGAGGCATACATATCTTTAGCTTTAGCACTTCCAGAGGCATACATATCTTTAGCTTTAGCACTTCCAGAGGCAGCCATTTCTTTAGCAGCAGCACTTCCAGTTGCAGCCATTTCTTTAGCAGTAGCACGGCCAGACTTCATAAGCTCTCCAGCAGTGGCACGTCCAGACTTAGACATTTCTCCAACTTTAGCACTCATCTCTTTAGCTTTAGCACTGCCAAACTTGTACGCAACTCCCGCAGCCTTAGAGATAGCAGCACCCATAGTTTTAGAAGCCTCTTCTACAAAAGAAGCGATGCTCCACATAGTTGCAACAGCTTCACGACCTGACTGTCTTGATTTCGGGTCAGTAAGCTTTTGACCGATACTCATAAGCTCTTTCTGCCTACCTTGCACCCCATCCATAAAGGATGTAGCAGCCGCCAATGAGCGGTCGATAGGGCCAGCTTTGTCTAGACCGATAGCCATAGCTAGTCCTAGCATAGCTTGACCTTCTTTAGATTTAACCCAACTTGCGGTTGCTTTGCCCACAACTGCTTTAGCGTTACTCTTTCCTTCAGTAGACTTATTGTAAGCTGATGTACTTTTTGTCAACTTATCACGAGACACTGCCTTAGACATTGCACCAGCTTCGGCAGAACTTTTAAATTCTTTCTTATCTCTCTGCTTCATGGCCTGCTTATTCTGTGCTCGACCTTCTGCAGACTGTTGGTAAGAACTCGTGTCTTTTCTAAGAGTACTCTTAGCTGCTTTCTTATCAGACGCTTTCTTGTTCTTATCGGCCGATGCTTTGGCCATTTCCTGGTCATGCAATTTCCGTTTCGTAGTTCCTGGACGACCTATCTCAGCTAACTTTTTGTCATTTGCAGCCTTCGCATCTGCTACTTTCTTGTCTGCTGCTTTTTTAGCTGTCTTCTTAGCCGCTTGTTTTTCTCTTAGCTTCTTAGAATCTGCAATAGCTTTTTCTACCGCAGCGTTTCTCTTTTTAATGACAGCTTTTCCTGCTGCAGTTTCCGCTGCTTTTTTGTCTGCTAATTTTTTGTCTCTCGATGCTTGTCCTGCTTTCGCTCTCGCTGCACCATTTGTACCTTTATCTCCGAATGCCATGATTATGGACTCCTGTTCTTTTAGTTTTATTTAAGAATTACTAACTTGTTTTTATTTTACTAGGAGCCTCCATCTGAAGTCTCTTCACTCTTTGCTTCTTCATCCGATAAATCTTCATCCGATAAATCTTCATCCGATAAATCTTCATCTGTCTCATTGGACCCCTCAGCACTGCTGAAGAAGTTTCCTGCGAAACCTAAACCTTCCCCTTCCACACTCATAGCTGTTTCAGCTTCTTTCTCTGCACCTAACTCAATGAGAGCTATCTCATCTTCTATAGACCTGCCGACAGGTAGACGTTCACCTTGCTCGAGGTTCCACAGTAGAGTGTCTAAAGATAATGCTCCACCTTGGAAAGCTTTTAACAATGCTTGTATGTCTCCAGCTCCGAGTTTGGTGTCTACATAATCTTCGTTAATGTGTACATCAATACTAATAGCATTCTTGTTGTTCTCCCATAAGGAGACCATTCTTAGGGTACGTGCGATACACCTGCTCATAGACTTCGCTACGTTTATCAACGCAGAGATCTCTCCTGATACATTTATGCGTACCACTTCAGCACTCGTAGATTGGTCCATACCTGAGCTCAACATTCTGGCTCCAAGGGTAGACATCAATCCTTCTTTATGCTTCATAGCTTCTGAAATCTTCCCTAAGCCAGCACCATTGAATCTCTCTCCC